TAAAAGTATTTAAAAAAAATAATTTAATTAAATTGAAGGGTAGCAGAAATGTTACCCTTTTTTTATACTTAACAAAAAACAAAAAAAACTATTGTATAAGTATGATAGTTTTACAAGAAAGTGCAAGTGAGCAAACACTAAAGTTTATTCTAAGAGAATTTACAAGCGGAGCAACTTACAACGTTACCATAACAAACGAATTAACAAGTTCAGAAGTTTACAATCAAGATGTAACGACAATATCATCTAATTTGTATTTTAATGAGTTTACAGGCACTTTTAGCTTAAAAGAGAATAACTACTATATCCTAACGATTAAAAGTGGCTTAGAAGTTATTTATAGGGATAAAATATATTGCACAAATCAAACTGTTACCGATTACACAGTAAACGAAAGTGAATATATTACACATAGCACAACAGACGAATTTATTACGTTATAATGGATAATTTACATATAGTTAATTTAGCTTCATACAACCGACCTAAGATAAGCGAGGATAAAAACCGTGATTGGGTTGAATATGGTGAAGATAATGATTACTACCAATACCTTATAGACCTTTACACAGAATCAACAACAAACAACGCTATTATAAACGGTGTTGCTAATATGATTTATGGTAAAGGCTTAGATGCTTTAGACAGCAACAAAAAGACAAACGAATACGCTGCAATGCGGTCTATATTTTCAGATTCTTGTTTAAGAAAGGTTGTATTAGATTTAAAGCTATTAGGTGAGGGTAGTATGCAAGTGCTTTACCAAAAAGGTGAAGTAAAAAAAGCAGAACATTTTCCAAGACAAACACTAAGGGCTGAAAAATGCAACGAAGATGGGGAAATAGAAGCGTATTACTATCATCATAATTGGGCTAAAGTAAAAAAAAGCGACAAGCCTAAAAGAATAGCAGCATTTGGATATGGCAACGGAAATGAACCTGAAATTAAAATAATAAAAAAATACGTTTCAGGATATGACTACTATTGTCCTGTGGATTATCAAGGTGGTTTAGCTTATGCAGAACTTGAATCGGAAATATCTGACTACTTAATTAATGACGTACAGAACGGTTTTAGTGGTACTAAAGTAGTCAATTTTAATAACGGTGTCCCTGATAGAGAAAAGCAAATGCAAGTTAAAAACGATGTAATGCACAAGCTAACAGGTTCAAGGGGTGAAAAGGTTATAATAGCCTTTAACAACAATGCAGAAAGCAAAACAACCGTTGACGATTTACCACTTAATGATGCACCACAACACTATGAGTATTTATCAAGGGAGTGCCAAAATAAATTAATTGTAGCGCATAGAGTTACTTCACCTTTACTTTTAGGTATTAGAACAGAAAACAACGGATTAGGTTCAAATAGTGAAGAAATAGAAACAGCATCCTTGTTGTTTGATAACATTACAATTAAACCTTACCAAGATTTAATTACAGATTGCTTAGATGATATATTAGCTGTTAATGGAATTAGTCTTAAACTTTATTTTAAAACATTACAGCCTTTGGCTTTTATCGACACAGACAACGCACTTACTAATGAGGCACGTGAAGAAGAAACGGGTGTAAAATTAAGTTCTGATTTGCCTGACGAATTAGCGGATGACCTTATAGATTTAGGTGAAGATGAAAACTTAGACGATTGGATTCTTGTAGATGAAAGACCCGTAGATTATGACCAAGAAGAAGCCTTAGATAAAATGATAGGTTTAGCTTCTACGGGAACTGCAAGACCAAACGCAAAAAGCGAACAAGATAAAAATATAGAAGGCGTACAGTTTAAGGTTAGGTATCAATATTCGCCATTATCTGTAAGCAATAACTCACGTGAGTTTTGTAGAAAAATGGTAGCAGCCAATAAATTATACCGTAAAGAGGACATTATTGCAATGGACAATAAAGTTGTAAATGCCGGATGGGGGCCTAACGGTGCAGACACTTACTCAATTTGGCTCTACAAGGGTGGCGGATCGTGTCAACATAAATGGCTAAGAAAGACGTATAAATTCACAGGACTACCAAAAGGGCAAGGTGACGTAAAAAGTCCTAAAGCGGACACGATAAGCACAAATAAAGCCGAAAGAGAAGGATACAGAGTGCGCAATCCAAAAGAGGTTTCAATGAAACCAAAGGATATGAAAAACCAAGGATTCTTAAAACCACGTAAGTAATGGCAACAGGAATATTTATAACAAGAAATGACTTAATTAAGCACAGTAGCTTAAACGGTAATATAGATACGGATAAGTTTATTCAATACGTTAAAATAGCGCAAGAAATACACGTGCAAAATTATCTTGGAACTGACCTATATGAAAAAATACAAACCGATATAGAGGCATCATCTTTGAGTGGTGCATATTTAACTTTGGTAAACGACTACATTAAACCAATGCTTATTCATTGGGCAATGGTAGAGTTTTTGCCTTTCAGCGCATATACGATAGCAAACAACGGTGTATTTAAACGAAGTTCTGAAAATGCTACAAACGTTGAAAAAAACGAAATAGATTTTTTAATTGAAAAAGAAAGAAATATAGCGCAGTATTATACGGATAGATTCATAGAGTATATGAGTTTTAACGCTTCGGCTAATTTTCCTGAATATTATACTAATACAAACGCTGACGTATATCCTGATAAAAACGCATCCTTTGAGGGTTGGATTTTATGAAATATAAACCGAAAACAGAAAATATAAAAAAGCTAAAAGAGTATTTAGCCAAGTATAACAAAACCAAACAAAAAGTATTGTATAAATATGGCATCAATAATTGATTGGTACGGAAGAAACACAATAGGTTGGGGAGAAACATACGAGGTTTCTTTTGCAGGAAATGTAAACGAGACAAACTATTGGGGTTACATTTATCCATTTAATTATGACGGTAGTACATTTAGTGTATCAAGTACTGCGGTTTCAATAGATAGAACAGATTATACAGTTGACCAAACTAAATTTTAAAATATGGCAAGACAAGAAGTAGATGTGGACAGCCCCGATAGCGGACAAGGAGATTCGCTAAGGGCAGCATTCGTAAAAGTTAATGATATGACAACCGAAATTTATGCAGATAGTTTTGTAACAAATGCAAGGCTTGCAGATGATGCGGTTGATTCAGACCAAATAGCAGATGGCGCAGTAGATACTGTACATATAGGCGATGACCAAATCACACACGATAAACTTTCAGCAAGATATACAGAGGTAGAAGATATAGCAACCACAACGGGAACTATAAATTTAGATGCTTCTTCTTATGCTGCATTTAACCTTACGGGTAATGTAGGAACTGCAACCTTGAATGTACAAAATATTAAAACAGGACAAGCGATAGATGTTTTACTTTCGGGTAGTGATTTATCAAGTGCTGTAATTACTTTATCAGATGATTTTACTACTTCTGCAATTAATAAAGTGGGCACAAATGATTTAGATACAAGTGGAACTAATATGATTCAAATTGTTTGTATTGACGATACAGATTCAGATGCCATATTAAATTACGCAATAGCGACTTATACATCAGATACAACACCTTAATTATGTACGCAAGACAAGAAAACGGAGCAATAAAAAGATATACAGCTATCCCTAAGAGTTGGGGTAGAGTAATTACAGGATTTGACAGACTAACTTCTACGGAATGGGAAGCACAAGGTTTTTATAGTGTAGTAACACCATCATATAATTCTAATACGCAAAAGTTAGGAGATATAGAATGGGATGCGGATAATAGTCAATTTACATATCCTGTAATAAATAAGACTTGGACACAAACAGTTGCACAGCTAAAAGCACAAAAGATAGAAAGTTTAAAAGCTATCTACAATAGAAAGTTAGCGGAAACAGATTGGGTTATAGTAAGAGATACAGAATTAGGTAATACTACTGACCAATCTATATTAGACGATAGAGCAGCGTTAAGAACTGAATGTGCAACTAAAGAAGGGGAGATTGAGGCTAAAACGACAAAAGTAGCAGTAGTTTCTTATTCTTTACCAAACCTTGACTAAATGAGTTTTAATAAAAAATTCTTTACAGCAGGAGGTATTGTAGCTGCCTCTGAACCTGCCGAAGCAGCCTTTGACCCTTTAGCCAATTTTGAAACTGTTACCTACACAGGGAATGGTGGTACAAAAAAAGTAAATGGGTACATAAGAAAGGGTGCTGCTTTTAATGGGAGTAGTAGTGGAATACTTGCTCCAAGAAGTTTGCCAAGCGGTAATGGAAGTAGGTCTATAAGTTTGTGGTTTAACACAACAGACACAGGATTGCAAACCTTACTTGATTATGGTGCATATTCAAGCAATAATTACTTTAGAATATTATTTGATACGTCAAATAGAATAAATTTTGCTTTTTTTGGTAATGATTTTGTTGTTACGCCAAGTACAACTTTTACAGATGGTAATTGGCATCACTTGGTATTTACTTACAATGGCACTACACAAGAGATATTTTTAGATGGTAGTTCAGAAGGAACAAGGAATGCAACATCAACGAATACAACTGCTTCAACAAACATATCAATAGGATACGCACATATTGATACATCAAACCCAAGATATTTTGATGGCAAAATAGACCAAGTAAGATTCTTTGACAAAGCATTAAGCAGCGGAGAAGTTACTACTCTATACAATGAAGATTATGATTCATCTACTAAATCCACTACTGACATATTTGGCGATGGAATCGGAATAGCTTTATATGAATTTGAAGATAATGCAAGGAGTAGTAATTTTGGTCAAGCTGCAAGTTTTAATGGGAGTAGTAGTAAGATAGAAACAACTTTAGATAGGTCATCTTTTACTTCAATATCATATAGCTGTTGGATAAAAACAAGTTCTACTGCCCAGCAAAGAGTAATAGATAGCTCAGAAACTGCCACTAATGCTACTCACAAAATGGGTGTTTATACAAGATTTGATGGAACAAGAGGTATA